TTGTGATAATGATTGTGAATCTCATAAGACTCATCATTAGTCTCAACCTACTTTCTTATGTGTCTTATTTGTATTACTATTACTTTTAATAAATTTTGATTTACGATTATAATTAATAGTAGATGGTAATACTGTATAATTAATATCTTTACAACTATCTTCTAATTGTTGAATAGAATTATATAGTTGACGATAGTATTCTGTACTATGATGATAGAATTTAAATCTTTGATGATTCATAATATACTCCTTA